AGAGCAGCTGCGCGTCATCGGACTGGCTGTGGACGAGTACATGAGGCTGCGCATGGGACAGTTCGATGCTCTGGCGGAAGATCTGACATATGACGGCATACCCCGCGTTGAAGCTTGCAGTGGTGAGTACATTTATGATACCGCTCTCAAAAAGCGGTGCGACAGCATTGAAAAATTGTTTGAGGCCGCCTACAAAATGGCGTTTCCACCGCATGGCTACCGTGGACGGCAGCACGATTCATGGGGAACGTGTATCGACATTGTACACGCCATCGAGCACCAGCGGTGGCTGGACAGTCCGAAAGACAAGCGGGAAAAGCCACGCACAACAAACCGTTCTTTCGAACCCGTTCCGCTGGGGCATGAGCCGTTCCCGAAAATTGAGAGGGTGGAAGAATGAGCTGCCTGTCTTGTGAGAACTACATACCTCTCAACCCGCCTATCCAACGCACCGATTCCAACGGCCAGACCTATGAGGTGCCGGGATTGTGCAAAATTGGAGCGGATCACATAATTTCTGGGTTTCCTGTCTATCTTCCAACGGCAAAATGTGATAAAATAACAGAAGCACCGTTGCAAAACGGCAGCTGAATTATGACGGAGGTAGGCTGTGACATTACAGGAATTGTCCAAGTATTATGACATTCAGATGACCCTCGAAAAAGACCGTGAAGCCTTGGAGAATCTTCGGCAGAAAATCAATCCTGCCTCCCCACAGCTAACGGGTATGCCACATACGCCCGGTGTTCGGGACAAGGTGGCGGATCTGGCTGTGGAACTGGCTGACATGGATGAACGTGTCCGCTGGTTGGAGGAACAGGCAGCGGAAGAAAAGCCCAAGGTCGAGGCGTACTGCAAGAGCATCATGGATGCCCGGCTTTATCTGATCTTCCGACTGCGGTTTGTCCGCTGCTACTCGTGGGCAGAAGTTGCCGGAGCACTCGGAAAGTGTTACACGGAAGCCGGGGTCAGCCGGATGGCCTACAACTACCTCGAATCACATTGATCGATAAGCCCTGCATTTGCGGGGCTTTTTATTTTTGCCCGAAAAACTCAAATTCAACCTCAAATTATCATAAAATACGGCCAAATATAGAAATGAGTTTTACATTTTGGCAGCCAAAAGCTAAATTCAAACTGAAAATATCAAAAATCAATGCAGATTGTTTCATACGGTGATGGACGGTGTAGGACGGTTTCACACGACGTGTAACACAGCGCAATAAACAAGAACGACCAGCAACGAAGAAGAACGAAAATCAACGAGCAGCAACGCTTTGATATGGATTCAGATGACAACGGATGATCCCGGTGATATGATTAGGATGCAAAATCCGAATCAAGCCAAGCGGTGTCTGCCAGAAATGGCGGGTGCCGCTATTTTTATACCTGAAAGGAGGATTCCGAGCCGCACGCTGCTCTCCTTTGCGTGTGGCATTACCGCAGCACCCCGAAAAGCTGAGGTGCTGCAAGCTGGACATTTCGCCGTGCCCAGCCGCAAAGAAGGAGATTTTTCCATGTATCAGAAAATCAAGGCAAAATTCAAGGCAAATCCCACGTTCTTTTATGCCTGTTCCATCGTTGCATCTTGGGCAGGAGTAGGCTCTCTGATGAATTTCCGCACGTTGGCCATCAACAATGGCGCAGCAGCTGCAATCATCTGGGCCGTGTTCAATTCGCTGGCCTGCATCTTCTTCGGCCTGTTTGCGGAGTACATCCCGACAGTCCGGCGCATCATGCAGAGCAAAGTCATGTTCTACTTCATCGGATTCCTGACGATGTTCCAGACATGGACGCAGATGTCCGGCATCTATGAGATCTTCGGCGATACCCCGATCGGCACGAAAGGCGGTATGGTCATCGTCTACATCACCAGCATTGTGTTCCTGTTCCTACTGCTCAAAGATGGCATGATTCGGAACGTGCTGTCCGATGATTTCTCGTGGGTTGTGGTTTACGGTATGCTGGCTGCTGTTGTCATCGCCGCTCTGGTCTATACCCGCGGCAACTTCGTCAACATCGACCCCGGCCTGAACGCTGCCGGCATCCAGACTGGCTTGTACAAAGGCTTCCTGCTGCTGCCCGGCCCGTTCACCTATCCGTACTACTACTCGCTGTTCTCCTACAATGACAAGAACGAAGATGGCACCCGGAAAGGCAACGTGAAAATGTCCTTTGTGCTGGCTGGCGTGATGTTCGGCATCTACATGGTGCTGGCCGCCCTGCTCACATGGGTCAATTTCAGTCCGCTGCTGAACACCCTGAAAGCCATTCTCATCACGATCATCGCGCTTTCCTCCCTGTCCACCTACCTCTACTCCGAGTACCTGGTGTTCGGCAAGAAGTTCGGCTTTGCGCTGGACGTTTTCACGGTGGCATCGTGGCAGATTCTGATTCCGCTGGGTGTTATGGGCATCTGGACGCTGATGAGCGAGCTCCGGCTCTACATCATCATCGCCGTGCTGCTGGCATCCGTTGTGCTGCACCTCGTTTCTGACCGAAAGGAGGATGCGCAATGAAGAGAGTCCTTGGTAGAAAACAGGTCAGTCGGAATATCGACTGGCTGGAAGCCATGCGGCACATCGAGGAATTGATTTCCTTGGATGAGGTCAAAGCCTATGAGACCACTGCAGTAGAACGCATTGCAAAAGCTGCCGATGGAAAACGTGCTGCGTATGCGTGGAGTGCCGGAAAGGATAGCATTGTCCTCGGAAAGCTCTGTGAAAAGGCGGGTGTAACGGACAGCTTCTTTGCGCACTGCGACTTGGAATTCCCAGAGTACCTCTCATGGGCGCTGGAAAATATGCCGGTCGGTTGTGAAGTAATCAATACTGGCCTTGATCTTGAATGGCTTGGCAAGCACCCGGAGCTGATGTTCGTGAACGATGCCAAACATCTGAACATCTGGTATGGGCTTATCCAGAGATATTCGTTCTCGAGATACTTCAAGGAGCACGATTTGGATGTGCTGCTGGTGGGCCATCGCATTATAGACGGAAATACTTGCGGAAAGGACTATACCATTCACAAGAAGTCCGGCGAAATGCGATATGCCGCGATTGCAGACTGGCCGCATGAGGCAATTCTGGGGTATCTCCACTACTACGGTCTGACGCTTCCGCCGACGTACCAGTGGGAAAACGGCTGGGTCTATGGCCCGACACCGTGGCCCATCTGGGGAGAACCGGAAAACGCTGAGGACGGTTTCAAGATGATTTACAGTCTGGCGCCGGACGTTGTCACCGCTGCGGCAGAAGTCATTCCTGCGGCCCGCACCTTTTTGGAAGGGAGGGCTGGCAAATGATTATCACGCAGAAAAAGCTCTCGGATCTGCACAAACCTGCCCACAACATCCGGCGGCACTCCGAAAAGCAACTCCATGAATATGTCCGTAGCATTGAAATGTTCGGACAGGTCAAGCCGCTGGTCGTGGCCGAGGATGGCGAGATCATCGCCGGAAACGGTCTGTATGAAGCTCTGCTCCGCATGGGCCGGGAAACTTGTGACTGCTACGTCATGGTTGGCTTGACCGATGTGCAGAAGAAAAAGCTGATGATGGCCGACAACAAGGTCTATGAGCTTGGCTTTACCGATGTTGATGTTATCGAAGAACTGGTCAAGGAACTAGACGGGGATGTAGATGTTCCCGGCTGGGATGCGGACCTGTTGGAAATGCTGAACAGCACCGAGGACGAAGCTGACGAGATGATTGGCTCTTATGGCGATTTTCCGGAAAACGAGGTATCGTCCATCAACCGCCAGCAGACAGAGGAACACGTTCCGTATGCCGAAACCCCGACCTACCCGGTGGTAACTGCCCCACAGCCTGCTCCTGTCGTCTCCGTTGCCCCACAGCAGCCGTTCACGGCGCAGGAGGTGTCTACACCTGCCGAATCACAAACCGCTGCTCCGGCGGCCCCCAGCGGCGCAGAGCAGCACAGGTACATCCGCTGCCCGAAGTGTGGTGAACTGATATGCCTGTGAAAGTTATGGAAAGCAGCATGGATGTGCTGCAGGCGGCGAAGATCCGCATCCGAAACGTATTCGCCAACGGCTGCAAAATCTACCTCAGCTTTTCATCCGGCAAAGACAGCCTGTGTATGTCCAGTCTGGTCTACGATATGATACGCTCCGGCGAAATCAATGCCAGTCAGCTGACAGTGACGTTCATCGACGAGGAAGGGCTTTACCCGTCCATGGTCGATGCGGCATACCGCTGGCGCAGGAACTTCCTGTCGGTCGGCGCAAAGTTCCTCTGGTTTTGCCTGCCGTTCAAGCAGGTGTCCGTCATCAATCATCTTTCCAGCTCCGAATCGTGGATAACGTGGGAGCCAGGCAAAGAGGATGTCTGGATGAGGAAGCCGCCTGATTTTGCTATCATGTACAGCCCCTACCTCCACTATGCCGGAGAGATGAACTACCAGACGTTCTGCACCAAGGCGTTTTCCGATGGCATCCAACTGGTCGGCCTGCGCACCGCAGAAAGCCTGACCCGCTACAAGTGCATCGCCAACACCAAGATGGAGCGCATCTCCAAAGGCGGCAAGTTCTATCCCATCTACGACTGGTCGGACAGCGATGTGTGGCTGTACATCAAGCAGCGCAACCTTGAATTCCCTGAAATCTACATGAGGCTCTATGAGGCTGGTGTTCGGAAGAACGCCCTACGGCTCTGTGCCTTTTTCGGCGATTGCGGCACACAAGGGCTGCGGTGGATAGCCGAAACAGACAATGACCTGTGGGAGCGCATCCAGCGGCGTGAGCCCAATGCCTACCTTGTCCTGCTCTACTGGGATTCCGAGATGTTCCGGCGAACCACACGAAAACGTGGTGAGTTGGAAGAGGATGCCGAAAAGAAAGACTACAAGACCTTGTGCAAAGACCTGCTTTTCCTGCACCCGGAGCGATACACCATCGCAAAGGACACCCTGTCGCACATCGAACACTGGCGAAGGCTGTTCATCAAGACGTACGGGATTGCCGAGGAAAAGCACTACAAGACCATGTATGAGGGCCTATTGTACGGAGATCCCAAGATGCGCATCCTGCGTATCCTCTGGACCGCCATCTACAACGACCACAACGCCCGAATCAAGGAGGAGCAGAACAATGGCAAACATTGACGTATTCGCACCGCTGGCCTCACTCCAGTGGGTAGACCGCAGCAGCATCCATGCCAACGACTACAACCCCAACAAGGTCAGCGAGGAAAACCTGAAACTGCTCATCCAGTCCATCCTCACCAACGGATGGACGCTGCCCATCGTGGTACGCCCGGACGGAACCATCATTGATGGATTCCATCGCTGGACAGTGGCAGGGCGTGAACCGCTGCTGTCCCTGCTGGGCGGCAAGGTGCCTGTCGTAGTTGTAGATCACCACGGTGACGAGAGCGCCGACGTATACGGCACCATCACCCACAACCGCGCCCGCGGCACACACCTGCTCGACCCCATGAAAGCTATCGTGAAGAAGCTCATAGACGAGGGCAAGACCGTGGAGGAAATCGGCAAGCAGCTGGGCATGAAGCCCGAAGAAATCTTCCGTCTGTCCGGCTTCACCAAGGACGAGTTCCTGAACATGATGACCAAAGACCATCCGACATACTCCAAGGCCAAGGTCATCCGCAGCATCTGAGAGAGAGGAGCGTATCACAATGCCTGTCGTAGACATCTACGTTAATAAGCCTGTACCTGTGCAGGACATGGAGTTCACCTTCGTGTATGACCCTGCAATGGTTGAAGCTGCGCTCCACCCGCCCGACAGCGGGCAGGAGCAGCCGTTCGGTGCTGAAAAGGTACTGTGACGGGGGTGCCCTACCATGAGCGGGCTCGACGACCCCAAGAATGCGCCAGTTAGTAGGGGGAAAATTGGCCGTTTCGTTACGCTTTGTATAAACATTTTTTCTGGATTTTTGGGATGATTTTGCGAGAAAAGGAGGTGGTTCCCGAATGCCGACCAAGGAAAAACTTGCAGACAGGAATGTGACCACCACCGAACTGGCTGCAGTGCTGGGCATCACAGGCCGCAGAGTGCAGCAGCTGACACAGGACGGCGTGCTTACCACCGCCAGCCGTGGCAAATTCGTGCTGTCTGATGCCGTGCAAGCGTACATCGGCAGCATCTCTCGCGGTGGGCTGACCAAGGAAGAAGCGGAGGAGGCCAAGAAGATTGAGCGGGTCAAGGCCAAGGCTGAGGCCACGCTCAAGACCAGCAAGGCCAAAATCGCGCAGGCAGAAGCCAAGGAGCTGTCCGGGCAGATGCACCGCAGCGAGGATGTGGCAGCCATGACCTCAGAACTTATCTACACCATCCGGGGTGCGCTGATGGCGTTGCCCAGCCGTGTTGCCATCAATGCTGCCGCTCTGTCAGACCCGGCAGAGGTAGCCGAGTATATCCGCACTGAAGTAAACCAGATAGCAGAAGAAATCGCCATGTTCAGGTATGACCCGGCCAAATATGAAGCTCGTGTCCGGGAACGCAGAGCATGGGCAGATAAGCTGGCTGGTGATGATGATGAGTGACAATGCTGCTATTGACCGCCTGAATGCGTTGGTCGCAAAAATCGTGGCCGTCATTCGTCCACCGCCCAATGTGAGCGTTTCAGAGTGGGCGACCCAGAATCGTATTCTGTCCCCAGAAGCCTCTGCCGAACAGGGCCGCTGGCGCAACAGCCGGACGCCCTATCTGGTGGAAATCATGGATGCATACTCCGACCCTCACGTCCATCACCTCGTTGTTGTAGCGTCCTCTCAGGTCGGCAAGAGCGAGTTTGAGAACAATGTCATCGGAAGAACTATTGACGTTGACCCCGGATCCATCCTTTTTATCCATCCGACAGCCGGAGATGCTGCGGAGTACAGCAAGCTGCGCATCGCACCGATGATACGAGACTGCCCTACGCTGCGGTCCAAGGTAGCAAAGAACAAAAGCCGAGACAGCGGAAACACCATTCTGCAAAAGTCATACCCCGGTGGCATCCTGACGATGTGCGGTTCCACCGAGGCCCACGCTCTGGCATCGAAGCCTATCCGCTATGTGCTGGGAGACGAGCGCGACCGCTGGGCTGCGAGTGCCGGCACAGAGGGCGACCCTTGGGAACTGGCAATGGCCAGACAGACCACGTTCTACAACGCCAAGGCGGTGGAGGTCAGCACCCCCACCATCAAGGGTCACAGTGCCATTGCCAAGTCCTACGTAAAGGGCACGATGGAACGCTGGGTATCCCAATGCCCGCACTGCAAGGGCTTCCACGAACTGCGCTGGGAAGATATTCGATACGATTACGACACCATTGAGACCCACGGCGAGAAAACCTACAAGGTCAAGGACGTGTGGTATCTCTGCCCGGAGTGCGGCTGCATTTCGGACGAGGTGACCATGAAGCGGGCACCCGCTCACTGGCAGGCCGAAAACCCGGCAGCCTATGAGAACGGCATCCGCAGCTTCTGGCTGAACAGCTTCGTCAGCCAATGGGCGGCATGGAAAGACACCGTACTGAAATACCTGAACGCCTTGGGCGATACCAAGAAGATGCAGGTTGTCTACAACACCCGCCTTGGACTACTTTGGGAAGACCGTGGCGATGTGCAGGACGAGGATACCATGCTGGGCCGCAGGGAGGAATATCCCGCAGAACTGCCGGAGGGTGTTCTGGTGCTGACTGCTGGCGTTGACACGCAGGATGACCGCATGGAGTACGAGATCGTGGGCTTCGGCCACTTCGGGGAAACATGGGGCATCGAAAAAGGCATCATCATGGGCCGCCCGGACAGTGACGAGGTCTGGCAGCAGCTTGATGAACTGGTATTCGACCGTCGCCTGAAATTCGCCGATGGCGTGGAACTGCCCGTGTCCATAAAGTTCGTGGACGAGGGCGGCCACTTCACGCAGGATGTTCGCCTCCGCTGCCATGAGCGCATCGGCAAAAAGGTGTTCTGCATCAAAGGCTTTCCAGGCTCGGACAGGCCGTTCACGGCTCCGCCCAAGCAGCAGAAAATCACGATACAGAACCGCTACGTCGGTATGTGCTGGCAATACCAGCTGGGCGTTGATTCCGGCAAGCAAATCATCATGGATGATTTGAAAGTGCAGGAGCCGGGCGCCCGGTATTGCCATTTCCCACGCCGGGATGACTACGGGCTGGGCTATTTCAACGGCCTGTTGTCCGAACATCTGGTGTACAAAGAGAACCACAGCAATCCGTGGCGATGGGAGAAAATCTCCGGCCACGAGCGAAACGAGGCACTTGACTGCCGGAACTACGCTTTGGCAGCCTACAAGGTGCTGCCGAAAGACCTCGATGCCATCGACCGTGCCCTGAAAAGGCTGCGTGGAAAGGCGGTCGATGCCCCGGCAGCAGTAAACATTCAACAACCACAGCCCTCCCACAGAAAAAAGAGGGAGAGCCTATTGGACGACTGGTGAGGTGTGAGATATGAATACCACGACCATCAAAAAGCGGCTGGAATTCCACACGCAGCGGCTTGACAACCTGTATACGGCATACAACAAGCTGCTGTCTGGCGGCGTGAAAAGCTACCGTCTGGATGACCGTGAGCTCACCCGGCTCGACCTCGGCAAGCTTAGCGATGAAATCAAAGAGGCCGAGCAGAAAGTCGATGAACTGGAATCGTTGCTGAACGGCCAGAACGCGCGAAAAGCGTTCGGGATCATTCCGCGAGACTGGTAACAATTTTGGGTAACGGCCCATCCGGGTCTTTGCCGCGGGCCGGCTGCTTTTCACTCCTTTCCCCAGCCAGTCCGCTTAGTTTGAAAGTTATGGAGGCGATATTTTGAAATACCGTGCAACGGCTGCGCCGCAGGCCAGCGGATACAGCGAGGCTGGTGCAAGCCATAAGCGGCGTGCGCTGCGGGCATTTTTCCCAAACAGCAGTTCGCCATCCAGCGATATACACGACAACGCCGACACCCTGCGGCAGCGCAGCCGGATGCTCTACATGAGCGCACCTGTCGCCACAAGTGCCATCAACACGAACCGCACAAAGGTGGTCGGCACTGGCCTGACCCTGAAATCCACCATCGACCGGGACGTTCTGGGTCTTACCCCGGAGGCGGCCAAGGAATGGCAGACCAAGGCTGAGGCCGAGTTCCGGCTCTGGGCCGAGAACCGCCGCAACTGCGATGCTATGGGGCTGAACAACTTCTACGGATTGCAGCAGCTGGCCCTGAAAAGCTGGCTTATGAGCGGCGATGTGTTCGCCGTTGTGAAAATCCGGGACGTTGATAAGCTGCACCCCTACGCCCTGCGGCTGCATCTGGTGGAGGCCGACCGGGTGTCTACACCGAACCGATACGGCAGCGCGATTGACATTTTGGGATACACCGTAGGCAAGAACCCCGACAACGGGAACAAGATTCTCGACGGTGTAGAGGTGGACAGCAGCGGTGCCGTTGTGGCGTACCACATCCGAAATACCTATCCGCACGAGTGGCTCAACAGCGAGGAAACCGTATGGCAGCGTGTGGAGGTCGTTGGCAAAAAGACCGGACTGCCCCAAGTGCTGCACATCATGGAATCGGAACGGCCGGACCAGTACCGCGGCGTTCCCCTTGTTGCGCCTATCATAGAACCGCTGCTCCAGCTGCGCAGATACACCGAATCCGAACTGCTGGCGGCACTTGTCCAGTCGTACTTCACGGCGTGGATTGTGTCGGATGCGCCCAAGGACGCAATTCCGTTCAACGAAACTGGCAGCGGAGATCTGGGCGGCGTTCCTGTTGAGAACCCGCAGATGGACAATACCAGCCACAGCACGAACGAGTACGAAATGGGCCCCGGTCAGGTGGAACATTTGGCCAAGGGCGAAGACATCAAGTTCGGAAACCCAAACATTCCGACCGCCGGATTTGAGCAGTTTGTCAAAACGCTGTGCAAGCTGATGGGCGGCGCAATCGAGATGCCTTACGAGCTGTTGCTCAAAGAGTTCAACGCCAGCTATTCCGCCTCCCGTGCTGCCCTGCTGGAAGCATGGGAGGCGTTCAAGATGCGCCGCACATGGCTGGTGGACAGCTTCTGCCAGCCCGCGTATGAGATCTGGCTGGCAGAAGCCGTAGCCCGTGGGCGAGTAATCGCTCCGGGCTTTTTTGATGACCCGCTGCTCCGTGCTGCATGGTGCGGCGCCCGCTGGATTGGCCCTGTGCAGGGCAGTCTTGACCCCGCCAAGGAAGTCAGTGCAGCCATTCTCCAGACGCACCACGCCTTTAAGACCCACGAACAGGTCACCCTTGAGATGGGCGGCGGCGACTGGACTGAAAACGCCGAACAGCTGGCTCGTGAAAATGAGCTGCTGAAAGCAGCTGGCAGTGAGGGCGCAATCGAAACCACCGCCAGCATTACGACACAGGGAGGTAAGCAAAATGCCCAAACCGAATAACGCACCGCAGGTGAACATCCAGCGGCCTTGTTACGCAATGGCCAGCACTGACGGCCAGACCGCCGACATTACCATGTACGGCGAAATCGTGGAAACGCAGCCCATCGACTGGTGGACTGACGAGCCGATTCCGGGACAGTACATCATCGAGAGCGAGTTCCTGTCGGACTTGCAGCAGGTCGAAAACTGCCCGCAGATCATCATCCGCATGGACAGTCTGGGCGGCGATGCGGGCGTTTCCATCCTGATTCACAACAGGCTGCGTGAACTGGCCGCCAAGGGCACGAAGCTGACCTGCATTGTGGACGGCGTGGCCATGTCTGGCGGCAGTCTTATCATGTGCGCCTGCGATACGGTAAAGGTGAATCCTTCCAGCCTTGTGATGATTCACAAGTGCTGGACTCCCATTCGAGGCGCGCTCAATGCTGACGAACTTCGCAAGGCCGCGGAAGCCAATGATGCATGGGATAAGAGCCAAGTCGCCATCTACAAGCGGAAGACTGGCCTGTCTGAAACCGTGCTGCTGCACATGATGGGCGACACCACCTATATGACGGGCAAGGAGGCCATCGAAAAAGGCTTTGCCAATGAGCTGCTGGACGATGCCGAGCCCGTGGCAATTTCCGCAAGCGCAGACCGCCAGACCATCTACGCAAAGGGTCACGCCCTGCGCCTGATGCCCGGCGTAAAGCTGCCTGACAACATTCCCATGGCTAAAGCGGCTGCACCTGCTGCCGCTGCTGCAAATACACCGGCGGCACCCGCCGCCCAGTCCAACGAAGGAGGACAATCCACTATGGCAAACAATGCAAATCCCACCACTGCAACCCCCGCAGCGGAAAACCCGCAGGCCGCAGTTGACGCAGCCGTGAGCGCGGAGCGCAACCGTCTGGCCGAAATCGATTCGGTGGCAAGCCTGTTTGACCCCGCTCTGGTGCAGGAGGCTAAGTACGGCGAGACCGCTTGCGATGCTCGCGAGCTGGCATTCCGCGCCGCCAAGGCTGCTGCTGCGCAGGGTCACGAGTTCCTGAAGAATCTGACAGCGGACAACGCCGCATCTGGCGCGCAGAGCGTGGAGGCTGTTCCGGGCGCGTCTGCATCCGGCAGCCCGGAATCTCTGCCCGATGCAAAGGGTAACGTGCCCAAGACGCAGGCCGAGCGCATGGCTGCTGCCGAAGCGGTCGTTGCCGAACTGCTCGACGATGACAAGAAGTAAGGAGGAACACTACTATGAGCGAACTGAGCAAATCTCTCGGCACCATGGAATTTGATGGCCTGATTGCCGACATCAACCCCAAGCTGGTTGTCAGCGGCGGCACCATCCGCAAGCTGTCCAAGGCCGATACCATCAAGCGCGGCACTGTTCTGGCTAAGTCCGGCGGCACTGCTGGCGATAACAAGCTGGTCGTGCTGGGCACCGCTGCTGCCAGTAATGAGGTGCTTACCGCTTGCTGCATCCTGTGTGATGACGTGGCCGTTGGTACCACTGACGATGTGATTGCCCCGGTGTACCTGATGGGCTGCTTCAACTCCAACAAGGTTACCGTGGCCGACAGCTACACCATGACCGAGGCCGACAAGGATGCCCTGCGCAACGGTGGCATCGTCTTCAAGGCCGCTGCACCCGCACTGTAAGGAGGATATAACAATGCCTGCTGAACTGAATTTCTTTGACACCTATACCCTGATGGCCGTGCAGAAGCGCATTGTGCCCAAGCAGACTTTTTTCCGTGACCGCTACTTTCCCACGGAGGAGGGCGACATCTTCAGCTCCAACAAGGTGCTGACCGAGTACATGGACGGCGACCGCAAGATGGCAGCCTTTGTGTCGCCTCGTGTCGGCGCAATCCCGATGGAGCGCATGGGCTACGAGATCCACGAGTTTGAGCCTGCGTCCATCGGTGTGAGCCGTCCTCTGACCTCTGATGACCTGACGAAGCGTGGCTTCGGCGAGGCCATCTATGCCAACAGCACCCCTGCCCAGCGTGCCGCAAAACTGGTCCAGAACGATCTGGCTGACATGGATGGCCGTATCATCCGCACCGAGGAGTGGATGTGCGCACAGACCATGCTGGACAACGGATGCGTCATGCAGGAGATGCTCGACAACGTGACCAAGGGCGAGGCAAAGGTCGTGAATTTCTACAATCCCGGCCACGAGAACGACCACATCTACACTGCTGCCCACAAGTGGAACGAGGAAGGTGGCAATTTCTTTGGCGACGTTCCGGCTATGTGCCGGCTGCTGTCCAAGCGTGGTCTGCGCGCTGCCGACCTGCTGCTGGGTGCTGATGTTTATGACGCAGTGATGAATCTCGAAAAGGTTCAGCGTCTGCTGGATAAGAACTCCGGCATCATCATCGGCCAGATTGAGCAGCAGCTGAGCGCATACGACGGTGTTGTCTACGGTGGCACCCTCAACTTCCGCGGCTACAAGTTGAATCTGATTTCTGTTGATGAAACCTATGTGGATTCCACCGACAAGGAGCAGAGTTACTTCCCCAAGACCGATGCCGTGATTACGGCTCCCGGCTGCGGCCATCTGATGTATGGTGCTATCACTCAGATCAACTACGGCGACACCATCCAGTCCACCATTTCTGGCCGCCGTGTTCCGAAGTTCAGCATCGATCAGGAAAACGACACTCGCAAGACCGCCCTGAAGTCTCGTCCTCTGGCTGCACCCAAGAACTACATTCCGTGGATTCGCGCCAAGAACATGGTCGGCTAAGTCCGACCTGAAAGGAGTACACCGATGATTGTTGAAATTCTTTGCGGTGGCTACGGCTGCCCCACCAAGACTGGCGTTCACACTGTTGCACATGGCGAACGGTGCGAGGTCAGCGATGCCGAAGCAGCCCGCCTTGTCGGGCTGGGTGTGGCGAAATATGTGTTTTCTGCTCCCACTGTCCCGGAAACCGCCCCTGCGGACGTTCCGGCAACTGCGGAAGGTAACGACACCCCCGCAGCCGAAGCCTCGCAGAACGGCTCTGAGGCGGCACACCTCGACCCCGACCAGTTGCACGACATGACTGTTGCCAATCTGAAAAAGCTGGCCGCAGATATGGGCATCGACACCAAGCAGCTCAAGACAAAGGACGCACTCATTCAGGCTATCTGCGCCGAGGACGTTGTGCCCGGTGACGAGTGCACCGATGGTCCTGAACTGGCAGCTGCGATGCCCACGGCGTGAGTGCCTTTAAAGACGCTGTGCAGGAAGACCTGAACAGCGTCTTTCTGAATCTGGATGAGTTCGCCGAAACGCACACGGTCTACTATGATGGAGAGGAATACCCTGACGTTCCTCTGGTTCTGACAGGCCTCTCTGAAAAGGAACGTGTACGCCAGGCCATCAGCGACCATGCGCAGGGTCTGTACCGGGTCAGCCGGGTGCTGCACTGCGATATTGCGGCCCTCGGCGGAAAGCAGCCTGAGAAGGATTGCAAGCTGGGCATTGACGAGGATGGATTCGTCCGAAACTACTATGTGGCATCCTCTGTCTGCGAGATGGGGATGCTGCGGGTGGAACTGGAGGCGATTGACGAATGAGTGATGTGACAACGGACACCATGATGCACAGCGTAGCTGCTGGCATCACCGTTGACATTGCAGAGGAAGGGTTTGACCGGGTGTCTGCCCTCCTCGCCGGAATTCCCGGAGGTGCCAATCGTGCTGTAGGATCTGCGCTGGCTCGCGCCGCTGCCGCCGGAAAAACGGTGGCGAAACGGGCAGTCACGCAGGAGTATGCCATCAGTAGCAGCGAATTTTCCAACCGCACAAAGAATATCAACAACATCCAGCGGGGCAGCAATGGCGAGGTTTCTATCAACTTCGGCTACCGTGGCAGCGTCATCCCCCTTAGAGTTTTCGATACCAAGGTGGACCGCAGCGGCCGCGTGGTAACTCGCGTGAAGAAATCCGGCGCAAGACAGGCACTGGACCATGCTTTTGAGGCGAAGATGGGCTCTCACTATGGCATCTATGAGCGGCAAGGAGAAAAACGGTTCCCGGTCAAGGAACTGTTTGGCCCTGCCACCCCGCAGATGATGTACTCCAACGAGAATGTTATGGACTCCATCGAGGAGAAAATGGCATCCACTTACGAGGAGCGCATTGAGCATGAAATCACGCGAATTTTGAACGGATGGGGTGTCTGATATGACCAGCGTTGTTTTGCTTGAGCAGCTGAAAGCATTCACGGAGAAAATCATGGCTGACATGATTCTCCCAGTAGCTATGCAGCAGGGTGATACCGAACAGGCCTACCGTGCCCCGGAAGTCTACCTGATGCGGCTGCCCGACAGCCGTTCAGCCAAGAAGAAAGCTCCGTACATCATCCATCGGGTCATTCCGCTGGAAACGGAGCAGCAGCCCGGCAGCGAGGAGCGCACAGTGGTTTCTGTGCGCTCTATCTTTTGCTGCTACAACCCGGATGAACAGGAGGGCGACCTTGCTCTCCTTAACATGATGGAGCGGTTTCGCGTGGAATTGCTCAAAGTCCGCAAGGTAGGCGGTACTGGCACTGATGGAAAGCACCGGTACCAGTTTACGCTTGTCCTGTCTCCCGGTCATAAGCTGGAAAGCGTTCCTTACGATGAGGAAACCAAGCCGTATTATGCCGGAGAGATGATTACCTACTGGAAGCTGCCGACCGTGCAGCAAACGGAGGATATTAAATTATGGCGGTAAAAAAGACCGCGGCGGAACAGCCCGCCGAAACCACCGTAAACGCCGAGCTTGCGCAGAGCAAGCCCGGCGTTTCCATTTACGTCGGTCCGTCTATTCTGGGCTATATCCAGAAGAACACGATTTACCCCTGCGCTGCTGCGGAGGCTGTGAACCGTGACGATGTGAAAATCGCCACCGAGAAATATCCCGGCGTGGCCGACTTCATCATCGATGTGGCCGAACTGAACACCACGCCTGAAAAGGCAAAAGCACGCGGCGAGGCCGTCCTTGCGTATGCCCGGATGCTCGCCAAATCCAAGTAAGGAGGATTACATACTATGGCAGATCATGGTATTAACGTCAGCCGCGCCGACACCGCCGTGGCGACCCCGAACGCCGCAACCTGCGGCATTCCCTTTGTCATCGGCACTGCACCGCTGTCCAAGGCAACTGGCACCGCTGCAACCGCTGGCACCCCTGTGCTGTGCACCAGCTACACCGAAGCGGAGGAACAGCTGGGCTATGACAACGACTGGGCAAAGTTCACCGTTTGCGAGGTGATGTACTATCACTTCAAGCTGTGTGCCTGCCAGCCGGTCATTTTCCTGCCGCTCGCAGAAAACGCCGAGGCCGAGGCTGTGGCAGCTGCCGTGGAGCAGGTCGAGGCTTGCCTGACGATGTTCGGCATTGTGCCTGACCTGATTATGGCACCCGGCTTCTCCAAGGAGGCTACCGTTGCTGCTGCGCTGGCTGCAAAGGCGGGCTCCATCAACGGTATGTTCTCTGGCAAGGCTCTGGTGGATATTTCCGCAAAGACCTATACTGCCGCAGTGCAGGCCAAGAACGCTGGCACTTACGACCAGAAGTCCATTCTGTGCTGGCCTAACGGCACTCTGGGCGATCTAAAGTTCCACGGCTCTACCATCATGGCGGGCTGCCTCGCGGAGACCGATACCAACAATGGCGGTATCCCTTACGAGAGCCCTTCCAACAAGACTGTCCACATCGACGGCCTGTGCGATGATGACGGTGCAGCCATCAACCTGACCTACAATCAGGCAAACGTGGTCGATGCCGCTGGCATCTGCACGTTCCTGAACTTCATGGGCAGCTGGACCGCTTGGGGCAACCACACTGGCTGCTACCCCAAGTCCACTGATGTGAAGGACTACTTCATCCCCATCAGCCGGATGTTCGACTATGTTTCCAATACGCTCATCAAGACTTTCTGGTCTAAGCTGGACAAGCCGATGAACCGCCGCCTGATCGACACCATTTTGGACAGTGCAAACATCTGGCTGAACGGTCTGGTCGGCGCAGGCTACCTGCTGGGTGCCCGCGTGGAGATGCTGGAAAGTGAGAACCCCCTGACCAGCCTGATGGCGGGCAAAATCAAGCTGCACATCTACATGACCCCGCCCTCTCCGGCGCAGGAAATCGACTTCGTACTGGAGTATGACGCTGACTATGTAACCAGCGCACTCCAGTCCTAAAGAGGAGGCATATTTATGGACCAGTCTGTTGTCAACTTCGCTGTCTATGAGGATAGCATCGAATACGAGGGCATGGCACAGGTTACTCTGCCTGATGTTACCATGCTGACCCAGACCGTTTCCGGCTCTGGAATCGGCGGCAACATTGAGGCTGTTATCATGGGTCATCTGGACGCCATGACCCTTGGCCTGAACTTCCGCACCACCACGCCACAGTCGGTCAAACTGGCAGAGATCCGCCGCCATCAGATTGACCTCCGTGTGGCAAACCAGTACGAGGACAACATCAACGGCACCATTGATGTTCGTTCCGAAAAGCACGTCATGGTCGTCATCCCGAAGTCCACCAAGGGCGGCACTATCGCCCCGGCGACTCCCGCCAACGGGTCTGGCGAGTACGCTGTCCGCTACTGGGCAACTTATCTCGATGGCAAGAAGGTGCGTGAACTGGACCCCACCAACTTCATTTGCTACATCAACGGCACGGATTATCTGGCAGCTGTCCGCAAGGCACTGGGCAAGTAATCGGAGCCAATCGTTATGCCGGGGCTGCATTTTGCGGCTCCGGCCTATTTTTTAACTGCGAAAGGAGCAGCCGCTATGAACACCACCATCAGCGATAAGGAGTACGATGCAGCCATCGCCGCTGCGAATAAAGCTGCCACTGACCCTTATGTGTACGTCCACAAGCTCGTTCGGCCGTTTGAGTATGAGGGCAAGAAGTACGACACCCTGACGTTTGACTTCGGCAAGCTGACCGGCAACGATTCGTTTGCAATCGAGGCTGAAATGTCCGCTCTGCGCCAGCCGGTTGTCGTGCCGAGCATGAGTGCGGGCTATCTGATTCGGATGGCTTGCCGGGCGTGTACGCAGCCCATCGGCGTTGACGTTATCGGCGCAATGAGCATTCGGGACTACAACACCATCCGCACCAAAGCAAGAAATTTTTTGATGCTGTCGGATGTGTAACTGATGATGGTGGAGAGTGGCTGCGGCGGCAAGCCCTTCTGATGGCGCAGGGCAACAACACCCCTGCACCATACTGGCTTGCAATGCCTCTGTATCAACTGCGGCAATGGATTGATACCAACAATGCCATTGTTGCCGAGCGCGAAAAGGCGAGAAAGGCGAAGTAGTGGCTCGAAAAGAATGGGAGTTGCTGTTCAACCTGTCCGCCAAACAGAACAGCAACTTCTCCAGCACCTTCAAGGCTGCACAGTCTGCCCTTGTGGAAACACAGAACAGAATCCAGCAGCTGAACAAGGTACAGTCCGACATAACTGCATACCAGAAGCAGCAACAGGCCGTTGACTCCACCAAGCAGCGGCTGGCCGTCTTACAGCAGCAGTACGATAACATCCAGAAAGAGATTCAGGAGACCGAGGGCTATTCCTCTGCGCTGGAAAACAAGCTGATTTCCAAGCAGGCGCAGATCGACAAGACCACGACCTCCCTGCACACCTATGAGCAGCGTCTGGCTGCCACCGGGAACACCCTGCGGGAAGCTGGCGTGGACACCACGCAGCTGACAGCAGAAACCACTCGGCTGGAAACCGAGGTCGACAAGCTGAAAGACCAGCAGGTTGACCTCAAAAAGACCATGGACGAGGCCGGAGAGGGCGCAAAGGGCTTCGGCGAGAAATCTGTCGAAGCCCTCGATGCCGTTGAATCTGTGCTTGCCACGGCTGGCATCGCAAAAGCCCTCGGCGAAATCAAAGACGCATACATGGACTGCATCAACACCACAGGTGATTTTGAAGCATCCATGAGCAACGTCGAATCCCTGTCCGGCGCATCCGGCGATGAACTGGAAGCCCTGTCCGACAAGGCCAAGGAGATGGGCGCAACCACCAAGTTCACGGCTGGCGAATCGGCTGACGCTCTATCTTACATGGCTCTGGCGGGCTGGAACACCCAGTCTATGCTGGAGGGTATCAGCCCGGTGCTGAATCTGGCTGCTGCCGCCAACATGGATCTGGCGCAAGCGTCCGATATTGTCACCGACTATCTGACCGCCTTTGGTCTGAAAGCCTCTGACACCACGCACTTTGTCGATGTGATGGCCTACGCCATGGCTCACTCCAACACGGATGTGATTCAGCTGGGCGAGGCATACAAGGCGTGTGCATCCACCGCCACCTCCCTCGGCTACTCTGTTGAGGAAACCACCGCAGTTCTGGCTACCATGGCCAATGCCGGCGTTAAGGGTGGCGAGGCTGGCACAGCCCTGAACGCCATCTTCACCCGCCTTGCCACCAACACGAAAAAGTGCGGTGACGAACTGGCGAACTATGGCGTGAACATCTACGATGCACAGGGCAATATGCAGTCCCTGTCCAGCATCCTTACCGGGATTGCCGGGGTCTGGGGTGACCTGACCGACCAAGAGCAGGCCAACCTTGCCAAGACCATCGCTGGCACGAACCAGTATTCCAAGCTGCAAACCATTATGGCCGGGTGCAGCGAGGCCGCCGCCGAGGGCGGGCAGTCGTTCTCCGACTACACCGAAGCCCTGAACAACTGCGCCGGATCTGCCGACAAGATGGCGGGCACCATGCTCGACAACATGAACGGCAGGCTGGTTCTGATGCAGTCCGCCGCTGACGGTCTGAAAATCGCCATCGGCGAGGATTTGACCCCGACTATGTCCAAGCTGTACGATGTCGGGGCTAAAGTGCTGGGTTGGATGCAGGGTTTCGTTGAGGAGCATCCCGGTGTAGTTAAGGCAATCGCAGCCGGAACCGTTGCTCTTGGAGGGTTCCTTGGAGTTATGACTGCCGCATCTGCTGCAATAAAAATTGGCAGCGCGGCTATGGGCCTGTTCTCTGCATCCCTTGGGGTGACGGCTCCTGTTCTTGCAGGTGTTGTCATAGCGGGAACGGCTCTCGCCGCCGTAATCGGTGGGATTTCTGGCGCAGCAGACGATGGTGTCCCGCACGTGCGAGAACTGACCAGCGCAGCCCGCGATATGGGCAGCAGCATGGACGATGTCAGCGACACCTACCATTCCGCGCTGTCCAACATGGAGGCGACCGCCAGCGTTGCCGACCAGTATATCAGCAAGTTGGAGGCCATCGAAGCTGCCACAAACGGCAATACTGCTGGGAATGCCGAGTACCACGATACCCTTGCCCGTCTGTCTGCGCTGGTGCCCAGTCTGGCAGATGATATTGACCTTGAAACAGATTCCATCAAGGGCGGCACTGAAGCCCTGCGCCAGCACGCGAATGCTTATGCGGACGATGTAAAAGCGCAGGCTCGGCAAGAGTACCTGAACGGAATCTACGAGCAGTACAACGATGTGCTGGTCGAAAGTGCGGCGAATGAAGCAAAGCTGGCTGCTGCACAGGCGAAAGTTGAAAAATCCAATGCCGGCATGGACGCAACCTACAGCAAGCTGCTTTCCACGCTTGGCATGACGGACGAACAATTCAAGTCCACTTATGGCACAGTCCAAGATATTCCTTGGCGTTCCATGGGCGAGGATGTACAGCAGCTGCGCACCGAGTACATGGGCTACTCGGAAGACCTTGCCGCCGCCCGGCATGAAGTCGAAAACTACACCGAGGCCGTGGAGAAGGATCAGGAAGCCATCGATGCAGCCGATGCTGAGTATCAGGAAGCAAAGGATGCAGTTGATTCCCTGAACGCAGCGCAGCAGGATGCCGCCAACAGCGCAAACGATGTGGCTGCACAGGAGCAGGCCGTCACCGATGTTATCAACAGTGCCGAGGCGGAGATTCAGGAACTCGTTTCGGCATACACGGACGCTTACAATGCGGCCTATGACAGCATCAGCAAGCAGTACGACCTGTGGGATACCGCTGAGAAGGTCGTCGCCACCTCTGCATCCAGCATCAACTCCGCGCTGGAAAGCCAGATTACCTACTGGGACAACTACAACCAGAACCTCGAAAACCTGACCGAACGCGCTGCTGACATTGACGGTTTGAGCGATGTTATCGCCAGCTTCGCCGATGGCAGCAAGGATTCTGTGAACGCCATTGCTGGCATGGCAGCTGCGTCGGATTCCGACCTCGCAAAGATGGTCGAGAATTACCGTTCCTTGCAGGAGGCGCAGAAAACCACCAGCGAGAGCATGGCCGACCTTGAAACCGGCATGAGCAATGCCATGGACGAGATCGCACAGAACGTGGCGGACAGTGTTGCCGACATGGACTTGAACGACGAGGCCATGAAGAGCGCACAGTCCACCATTCAGGGCTTTATCGACGGCGCAGAGGGCATGATGCCTCGTGTCAAGGAGGCATACGAAAAGGTGGCGAACGCTGCCTCTGATGCGCTGGCCGGGGCAAATAAGCGTTACAACATCGACCAGAAAAACGGCAATATCCCCGGCTATGCAGTTGGTACGGAATCTGCCGCGCCGGGCTTTGCCATCGTTGGTGAGAACGGCCCGGAACTGGTCTACTTCAACGGCGGCGAAACCGTGCTGACTGCGCCGGAGACCCGCGCAGCGTTCAACGAGGCACGGCAGCTGGAGCAGATCACAAGCACAAATGCGATTGACCTGTCCGCTGTCCGGGATGCCATCCGTGAGGAGCAGGAAGCCCAGACTCTGCGTGAGGAGTACAACCGATATGTAGAAACAGTCAATGGCAGCAATTCAGTCTACTTCAGCGGCGGCGAAACCCGCTCCGTTGCGGAAGTGCAGCTGCCCGGTGGCTCTGCATCTGGCGGCTCCAACGCCAGCAGTGCGGCTCCTATCACCGTTGCGCCCGTCTACCACATCTACGGTATGCGAGACACGGATGAACTGCGAAGCGTCCTGAACGCCCAGAATGACGACCTCCGGGAAGCTGTGCTGGAAATCGTGAACGACAACGACACCGATAATTTCAGGAGGGGTTACGCATGAGCAAAACCTACACCACCGTGCAGGGCGACCGCTGGGACAGCGTGGCATACACGCAGCTTGGTAGCTGCGCCCTTGCACCCCGCCTGATGGCTGCGAACTCGCAGTATCTGAACTATTTTGAGTTTCCTGCCGGAATCGTTTTGACGCTCCCGGAAATCGAAGCCAAGACGAGCTCGACCCTGCCGCCGTGGAAGAAGGTGGTCACATGAGCGATGAAAATACTGCCCGCCATGCCGAGTGTACGGTGGAGTTTGACGGCGTGGACATCACCAGCAGCATCGCTCCGTATCTGCTCTCCCTGTCCTTTACGGACAACGAGGAAGATGCCAGCGATGACCTGCAAATCAAACTCCAAGATCGTGAGGGTGTCTGGATGACCGACTGGCTCCAGAAGATGATAGACGGCGATGTGTCGACTGCATCTTCTGATGGCTACAAGGTCGGTGATGTGGTGCAGTTCCTTGGCGGTCCGCACTATAAGGCATCCACCGACAAAAAGGCAAACGGCAAGCCCAAGGCTGGCCCCGCCAAGATCACCATCATCAAACAGGGTGCGCTGCATCCGTACCACATCATCCACACCGATGGAACATCCCGCGTCTACGGCTGGGTGGATGCCAGCGAGATCTCCGGCAAGTCTGGCGGCGGCTCTTCTGACTCCTCCTCCGGCAGCGGAGAAGAAAGCCTGAAAATCCGTGCTACCATCACCGCCTGCAACTGGCACTCTGACGGAAAGGACGAGGCACTGGACTGCGGGACCTTTGAACTGGACAGCGTGGTTGCGTCTGGACCGCCCGGCATTATCACCATCAAGGCCATTGGGCTGCCCTACACGAGCCAGATCCGGCAGACCAAGCAGAGCAAGGGCTGGGAAAAGTACAAGCTGTCCGGCATTGCCAATGAAATGGCATCCAAGAACGGCATGACGACCCAGTTTCTTGCAAAGAAAGACCCTGAGTACAAGCGCGTGGAGCAGTACCGCTGCTCCGACATCGACTTTTTGCAGCAGCTTTGCCACGATGCAGGGCTGTCGCTGAAATGCACTGATGGCAAAATCGTCATCTTTGACCAGCAGGAGTACGAGGGCAAGGACGCTGTGTGGACTACCACGCTGGACGACAAAAGCTATATCAAGTATAGCCATTCGCTCGGTCAGGCTGGAACACAGTACGCGTCTTGCCGAGTGTCTTATGTTGGACCGGACGGAAAGGCCATCGAGGGCATTGCCTATGTCAAGGACTATGATGCCAAGAGCAAGACCAATCAGCAGCTGGAAGTCTACGCCCCGGTCACAAGCAAGGCGGAGGCAAAAGAACTGGCTGCAAAGAAACTCCGGCTCTACAACAAGTATGAGCGTCAGATGATTTTTACCTATCCGGGCGACCCCGGAAAGGTGGCCGGGCTGACGTTCAACGCTGACCAGTTCGGACCGTGGGATGGCAAGTACATCGTGAAGCAGTCTAAGCACACAGTATCCGGCTCTGGCGGGTACACCACACAAGTCACTGGCCGTCATACGCTGGGAGGTTACTGATGAACGTGAACGTCGATGTTCGCATCGGGAAAGTCACCGATGTGAACAAGAAAAAACGCCTTGTGCGCGTGAAGTTCGAGGACACCGGGATTACTTCCGGCTGGCTGCCTGTGATGCAGCACTACAAGGCCATTGTGTACACCGAGGAGGCTGGGCAGCATGACCACCAGTTTACGCACCAGTCTCCGTATCCACTGAAAATCCTTAACACCCAGAACGGCACCCGCCAGATTTGGGACGAAGAGGAAAAGGTCACAGGAGCGGACAACTCGACCAACCACCAGCACAAATCCCATGTGGTGTGGTGGGTGCCCGCCATTGATGACATCGTGATCTGTCTGTACCTGCCGTGTTTCAACGCTGACGGCTTCGTGTTGGGAGGGATTTATCCGTGATTGTTGGATGCCTTGGAGACATTACCTTTGCCGTGTTCGATGGCTACGTCAAAACCATCAAGGACATGGTGCAGAGCGTGTCTGCCAGATACACCACCCACCAGCGTGCCGGAGGCAAGGCTCTGGCCGAGTTTACGGGTACGGATGCCGACACCATCACGTTCGACATTGAACTTTCAGCGTACCTTGGCGTGGCTCCAAGCAAGCAGCGCGAGATCCTGAAGGGGTATGTCGATAATCACACGACGCTGCCGTTTGTCCTCGGCAACGAAGTCTTTGGCAGCTATCGGTGGGTCATCAAATCTGTGAAATTCAAGACCAAGTACACAGATGCTTTCGGCGTTCCGACATGGATTACCGCGAGCGTCACTTTACTGGAATATCCGAGAGAGTGAGGCGATTTTATGAGCAATTATCTGGTGTCGGCAAATGACCTGACCGCCATTTCCCTCGGCGAGCAGGATACCGTGACCAGCGTTCTGCAGAACATCGCCGTCATCCTATCCACGCCGAAAGGCACAGTGCCGGGCTACCGGGAGTTTGGCATCGACATCTCGGATATTCTTGACCGCCCGGAAAACGTGGCGCAGCCTATGCTCTGCGCCGCCATCAAGGAAGCCATCGAACGGTTTGAACCGAGAGCCACCTATATGGGGACTACGTTCAAATCCTCCAAGGACAACCCCGGAACGATGCTTCCCGTTGTGGAGGTGAGCATCAATGCGTAGTACCGCAGACCACCAGTTCATCAGCACCGATGTTGACGAACTGGATGCGCTGCTCTGTGCGGGGTATGAGCAGTTTTTTGGCACATCCGTGCGCCCCGGCAGCCCGGAACGGCTGTTCATCTCGTGGATTGAGGACGCGATAATCTATGAGCGCGCCCTCAACAACCACGCTGATAACCAGAATCTGCCCAGCCGGGCAGAGGGCGCGAATCTGGATGCGCTGGTCGAGCTGTTCTACTTGCAGCAGCGTCCGCAGCCTACCGCGGCAACCTGCACCATGCGCTTCAACATCAGCGAGGCGCGGCAGAGTGCAATCCTCATCCCATCCGGCACTCGCGTCACGGACGCAAACGCCTCGCTGTATTGGGCAACCACGGCAGATGAATATGTGCCTATCGGTTCGACCTATACGGACGTTACGGTGGTATGCCAGACCTCTGGCACAATCGGAAACGATTTTGCGGTTGGAGACATCAACACCATTGTTGATGTGTACGACTACTATTCCGGCTGCTCCAACGTCACAGCCAGCGCAAACGGCAGCGATGCCCCGGACGATGACGAGTTCTACCAGCTGCTGCTTGACAGTCAGGCGGCGTGGTCCAGCGCAGGGCCTGTTGGCAGCTACAAGTATTTCGCGAAGAGCGTGTCTACCAAAATCGCCGATGTGGTGGCGAACAGCCCAAGCCCCGGCACTGTCTGCCTATACGCCGTCATGGATGATGGCAGCATTGCCCCGGACGAAACCAAGAAAGCGATGGTGGAGGTGTGCTCTGCCGATGAGGTACGCCCTCTGACAGACCGCGTCATTTCTGGTGATCCTGATGTGGTGAACTACAACATCGACCTGACCTATTACCTGACCCGCGATGGAGACATCTCTGCTGCGGACGCACAGACCCGCGTAAACGAGGCTGTGCAGCAGTACATCAGCTGGCAGTCCGGCAAGATGGGCCGAGATATCAACCCTGACAAGCTGCGGTATCTGCTGCTGGAAGTTGGCATCAAGCGCGTGGACTTGCAACAGCCCGTTTTTACCCCGCTGGAAGATGGCAAACCGTCCGTTGACCTGACCTCCGACAAGGTGCCGCAGGTAGCAAAGGTGGGCACGGTCGCGGTGAAGAGCGGAGGGTACGAGGATGAATAACGGCCTGACCGCCGAGCGGATGATGGATTCCTTCCCGCTTGCGCTCCAGAAAGACCCGAAAATGGTTGCTCTGGCGCACTCTATCGCCAACGTGCTGGAGCAGCGGTTGGATGAAATCAACCTCGGTCAAATCTACACGCGCATCGACCAGCTGCCGGAAGACCTGCTGGACATTTTGGCAAAGGACTTCGCCGTTGACTGGTACGACCACGACTACGACCTCGCTGCAAAGCGGCGCACCATCAAGTCCGCGCCCTACATCCATCGTCACCGGGGAACCGCCGGGGCTGTGCTGCGGGGCATCCGGGCTATCTATCCCGGCTCCCGGCTGGAGGAATGGTGGCAGTATGGCGGCGAGCCGTACCACTTCCGGGTCATGCTGGACATGAGCGGTTCCGACGCGTCCTACGTCAGCACCGAACGTGTGCTGTGGGCCATCGGCTACTACAAGAGCCTGCGGTCGCACAACGATGGTGTGTACTACCAGAGCACGTTCGGCATCGAGATCGTGACCAGCAGCGGCTATATCGTGTATGCGGTACGCCGCTGCGGCACTTTCCCCAAAACGGCCACACAGGGCGGCATCTCCGCTGGGAACATCGTCATCGTTACGGACGAGTTCGGCGGCAGCTACGCTCACCCCCGCACCGGGCAGCTTGACGCTGGCACGTTCCCGGCCACAGCCACACAGGGCCGCACTGCCGCCTCGGAAATCGAGGTTTTGACGGTGGACAATGGTGGAGCCTATGCACCGGAGAAACTGGCTGGAACCTACCCGGAGACGGCCACGCAGGGCTTCGATGATGCGGGGTATGTTGTTGTGCAGACCGCAGACGGCAGCAGCACATACGCGGCCCCGGCATCCGGCGACCTGACAGCCGGTCTGCATCCGGCAACCGCCACATCCGGCGGTACATCAGGCGGAGGGCTTGTTGCCGAGGAATCCGGCCTCGGCGTTTCCTACATCGCAAAGGTGTGCGGCAGCGCACCGGGAATAAATTTTTAAGGAGGTAGCAGCATGATTGATTCGGCTGGCTTCGCAGACCTGCGGGGCTATCTCAAACGGCGCATTGCCTGTGCGCGTTTCCGTGTCGTCTCGACCTACTACACCGTTCCGCTTTCCGGCATCGACATTCTGGCTGATGGTACTGTCCGCGCCAGAGTGTCCATCACCGGGCTGGGCGAGATTACGGTGAATCGTGTGGAGCTGCTCAACTCGGACAATCAGGTCTGGGCGCACGAGGACGTAAACATCAAAATCTCGACAGGTCAGACTGGTATTCTGTACTGGTTCGACTTTACCTTTACCGAGAAGAAAAAGGAGGAATGACCGTGTACGCAAAAACGGTATGGCTTGACCATGTAACGGACAAGCCCGGTCTGTACGTCATCACCGACAACCATGACGGAACATGGACCATCACTCCCGCTGGCAAGGTGATGCAGCAGGGCACCCCTCAGGATCAGGCACATTTCAATAACATCGAGGCGGGCGTGTGGGACCTGTATGCTGCATTCGGTATGCTGCTCAACGAGGTTCGGCAGCGTGGCTGGCAGCTGGACGAAACGGTTGCTGGCATCGACAACACGTGGCAGATCGTGTCCGGCAGCGTTGACTTGACCAATGCTCGTACCTATCCCTGCAACAACTCCAAAAAGAGCGTGTCGCTGGGCAAAAACATGGGCAGCACCAGCTATCTGGTTATGACCGAACTGGTCAAATCCGATGGTCCGGTCGGGGATATTGAGGTCAGCGAGAAGCTGGTCAACGGCTTCAAGCTGGCCTACAACGGCTCCGCAAAGTCTGCCACCATCAAATACATCGCAATCGGAGGTACTCTGAAATGACCGTTATCGAAAAAAATTCCGGCACCAAGATTCCCTACGAGGTCGTCAAGAACAAAATCTGCTTCGATGATGACCTGACCATCAACCTCGCCAAGCGCGAGGATGACCGTGACGTTCACATCGATGTGTGCTATGACGCCGATGGCGAACTGGTTATCGGCGCAGCTGCCGGCCGCAGCTATGTGGCAGAAATCGATATCCCCGCCCGCCGGTACACCCAGCCGGAGCCCATTGAGGAAGTGCCCGCAGACGGCGAGGAGAACGCCGAGGGCGGCGCACACATGGGCAACAGCACCCCGGCGAAGCCGATTCCGTTCTCCATGGACAATGTGACCCTGACCCTGTGGGCCATCGACTGATAGGAGGTAACTACTATGGCTGCAAATTTTGACCTGACCAATCTGGCTGTCACTGGCCTTGCACCCGGCAATGAGCTGATTTACGACAATGCCGGTATGCCGTCCATCATGGTTAAGATCCCGAAGATGACCTATAAGCAGCTTGGCATGGGCGAATCCGCCGCCGTGCATCCGGCGTTCATCGTCAACGGGCAGGAAGTGGACGCAATCTACATCTCCAAGTACCAGAACATCGTGCAGGATGGCCGCGCCTATTCCATCGGTGGCGTTGACCCTGCAACTGGCATGAACTTCGATCGGGCTCGCCAGTATTGCGAGGCAAAGGGCGAGGGCTGGCATCTGATGACCCGCATGGAATGGGGCTTGATTCTGCGCTGGTGCATTTCCAATGGTTTTATGCCCAAGGGCAACAACAGCTACGGAAAGCATTCCAGCGAAACGGCATATAAGGCAATTCCGACCTACAAGGATAGTGATGGTAGGATTTGCCGTGTCGCAACCGGCACCGGCCCGCTGACTTGGTACCACGACCAGACCCCGTCCGGTATGTCCGGCCTTGTGGGCAATATTTGGGAATGGGCAGGTGCAGTCCGTGCAGTTTTTGGCGAACTGCAGATTCTGGTCAACAATAATGGTGCAGATGCTGCCCATTCCCAGGGGGCATCCTCCGCCGAGTGGAAAGCCATCAATGCTGCGGATGGCTCGCTGATTACGCCCAATGGCAGCGGAACCACTTCCGGCTCTATCAAGATGGACTTTATCAGCAATACTCTGACTTGGTCCACCAGCATTACCAACAAGGCAGATGCATGGCATGACATTCCGTTCTCTAACATCAAGTGCGACAGCACTATCGGTGCAAACGCTAAGCTGCTGCTGCAGAACCTCGGCTTCCTGCCGTATGAGGGAGATACTCTGGAATCTGCACACCATTGCTATTTCGACAACGGCCTTGCCGAAATCTGCTTCTTCTCCGGCGGCTACTGGGACTTCTCCGGCTGCGGTCTCGCCTCGTTCTACTACGGCGTGCGTTCCAACTCGGGGGCGGCCTTGGGCTTCCGCTCCGCTTATGTAAAACTGCCCACTGCCTGACTGTGACCTGTTTGCTGTGCGATAGCACAGCACGTTCCCTCGACCCCGCGAAGCGGGGTCGTTTATAAAATTGATTTTTTGCTTTTCGGTGGATTTTGCCGAAAGCCGGAAGAATCCACCGAAAGGCAGATTTTCAATGCAAATCTTGTTATACTATCCCGCGTTCGGAGGAGGGTCTACCGCATGGCAGAAGAATTGAAACTTATGCAGAAAGTATACGACATGATGGAGTATGCTTATCCGGCTTTGGCCCAGTATCCGAAATCGGAAAAATTTGCGCTTTGTACGGACATAAAGCACTGCATGGATATCATGCTGGAGCGTACCATCGAGGCGCAGAAAAAGTATTACAAGAAGACTACCTTACAGGAACTGGACGTTGAAATCATGAAACTTCGAGCATATCTCCGGCTCTCCCATGAGTTGGGGTTCCTGCCCATGAAGAAATATGAAGTCTGGTCTGGCATGGTGGTCGAAATCGGAAAGATGTTGGGCGGCTGGCTGAAAACCGTCAACAGTCAGCCGAAAAACATAGGGAATCGACCGTAGCGTGCTTCTACTCCGGCGGCAACTGGAACAACTCCGACTACGGTCTCGCCTCGTTCAACTACAACGTGCGTTCCAACACGAGGACGAACTTGGGCTTCCGCTCCGCTTTGCCTCATCGTCAGATACTGTAAACTCAAGGGTTTACTCTCAGCACAGAGGGATAAAGGGGTCGATTCCCTTGGTTGCAATATGCAGCCTAAAAATACCAGTATTCGGGCCAGTGTTCCGGCGTGTTGGGCGTACGGCACTCGTTCGGGTACGACCTCAGGAGGGATTTGTTGGAAAAATACAGACACGTTTTTGAGCGTTTTGCAACGTTCGACAATATGTATGACGGTTATCTGAAAGCCCGCAAACACAAGCGGCAACAGGATTGCGTACTCCAGTACACAAATCTCCTTGAGGATAATTTGATAGATTCGGTGAATCGGCTCCAGTGGCATGAATACCACACCGGGCAGCTTCACCAGTTTTATGAATACTATCCGAAGCTGCGGCTTATCAGCAGCTTACCGTTCTATGACCGCGTCATCAACTGCGCTGCACACAACGTCCTGTGGCCTATCTACCGTAAGTCGATGTATGAGTACAGTTTCGGCAGCATCGAGGAGAAAGGTCCCATCCGCGCATCGAGGACTGTTCAGCAGTGGATGCGAAGCTATGCCCGCAAGCCGGGTGACTGGTACATCGTCAAGATGGACATTGCCAAGTTCTTCTTCCGCATCCCGGTGGACGTTCAGCTGAGGGAGCTTTCCAAACCGCTGGATGACCCGGATATGGTGTGGTTTCTGGAACAGGCTATCCGCTGCGATGGTCGGCCGCTGGGTCTGCCCGTGTACTGCACAGACGTTACTACTGCCGAGCGCATTTCCGGCATCGGAATGCAGGTCGGCAGCCTCATTTCGCAGATGACCGCCAATGTGGTCATGACCCCAACGGACTACTACATCAAGCGGGAACTGCGGGTGCCAGAACACGCCCGGTTCATGGACGACATGATGTGCATTGTCGATGGCAAAAAGGCAGCATGGGAAGTCGTTGGGCGTGTCGATGACTATCTGCGCACCAATGTAGGCTTGCAGCTGAACGACAAGACAGCAGTTATCCCGCTGGGCAAACCTGTTGAATTTGTCGGACGAAAAATCACCCCTGACAAAATCGAGTTGCGGCGGCAGACCTCTCTCGGCATGAAGAAGCATCTTCGATATGTCCGAGAGGCCTATGGACGCGGCGAGGTTCCACTTGAGTACGCCCTGAGCGTGATTCGGAGCTATCTGGGCCTTATGCAGGACTGCAACAACGATGCCCTGCGAAATCAGATTCTGGAGGACTACGTTCTGGTTCGCCACTCACAAGATATGCTGGATGCAGCAGAATAAAACCAAAAGGCAGCTTCACCCGCCGGGGTGTGGCTGCCTTTTTTGTGCAGGAGGACACAATGAGTATCCAAGAAATACTGACGGCGGGGGGCGGGACGCTGATAGTCCTCCTTACGCTGGTCCAGATCGCCCCCATCAAACTGAATCCGTGGTCGGCCATTGTCAAATGGATCGGGCACGCTCTTAACGCCGAGGTGTTGGAGAAGCAGCAGGAAACTCAAAAGAAGCTGGATGAACACATCCGGGTCGATGATGAGCGGAATGCGAACCTTCTTCGCACCCAGATTCTGCGCTTCAATGACGAACTGATTGACGATAAGCACCACACGAGGGAGCATTTTATCGAGACTTTGGCCATCATTGATGCCTATGAGGACTACTGCCGCAGTCACCCCAACTACAAAAACAACCGCTGCATCTGTGCGGTAGCGAATATCAAGCGGGTGTACAACGAGCGGCTTCAAAAGCACGACTTCTCTTGAAGGAGGTTTTCTACATGAGAGTCATCGTCTATCAGGCCAGCGACACATCTGCCCTGAGCAAGAACTTCACCCGCAAGGACTTCAAGTGCCCCTGTGGATGCAGCCGCCAGATGGTCGATTCGGAGCTGGTCGAAAAACTTCAGGCCATCCGGGACAAGCTGGGCAAGGCCATCAAGGTGACCAGCGGATACCGTTGCATCACGCACAATGCCAGCAAAACCGTTGGCGGAAGCCCAAATTCCAAGCACCGCTATGGTATGGCGGCAGACTGGCGCATGGTGGACCGCAGCATCAATCCTGTGGCCTTGGGCATCATTGCCGCCCAGTATTTCAAGGCGGTGGGCATCTACTGGTATGACGGCTGCGCCATCGTACACACCGATACCCGCGATGCAAAGGCAACGTGGCTGTGCGATGCCCCGCGGCACTACCCCAGCACCACCTACCAGAAGTTCATTCTGCCGACCATCCGCCGGGGCTGCACCGGGGATGCAAGCCGTACAGCCACGAAGATGCTCCAGCGGCTGCTGGGGCTGACCCCGGACGGCATTTTCGGCGAGGGCACCGAGAACGCGCTGCTGAAAGCGCAGGAGGCGCACGGACTGACCGTGGACGGTATCTGCGGCCCTGCCAGCTGGAAGGCCATATCCGGGGCTTCCAAGTACCTGTGAAACATCCGATATAACCAACACGACAAAACGGCGCAGGGGTGGCTCCCCGCGCCGCTGATACTTATAGGAGGCAATATCATGGAAGCTATGCTGAACTTCATCCCCGCGCCCATCGCCATCGCTCTGATGCTGCTGGGCTTCGTTGCTCTGGCAGTCGGCGGCATCCGGCTGGGCTACAAGGCCACCGTCAAGGATCTGGCTCTGGAACTGGTCGAAAAGGCCGAGTTGTCCATCATGGGCAGCGGTCAGGGTGCCAAAAAGAAGAAGCAGGTGTTCGCTGCTCTCCGCGCCAAGTGCCCGGCGGCTATCCGCTGGGCCATCACTGACGAGGTGCTGGATGCTGTCATCGAACACGCCTTTGATGTTATGACCGCAGCACTGGGCAAAAAGTCTTGACTGCTGCATGAGTGCCGTGTAAAATAGAGGCACTTGAAAAGCTTCGGCTTTTGTAGAGAGTGGCCCGGCATGGTCCACTCTTGATTTTATATTTGGCTACCTCGGTAGCGCGCAAAAATCCCCCTGCATTGACCTTCGGGCCAGTGTAGGGGGATTTTTTGTTTGTTTAGAACTTCATCTGTGCAGCATCTTCAACGCTCACATCGTCAAAACACCGGGTCAGTTCATCAAGGACTTTGCGCTGCGTCTTTTCGCTCAAACCGGCGTTGCGCATTGCCATGACGCAGTAGCCGATGCAGGCGGCGTTTGACCACGGCCCATTCAGGGATAGGAGCATTTCTTCCATATCGATTACCTCCGAAGATCTCCATTGTATACGCGAACCAGCACCCAGTCAGACAGGGGCTTGACGTTGCCGCCCCAGTCCCGGAGGGCTTCATCGGTGCCGCAGGCCTCGCAAATGTACACGCCTTTGGCGTGGCGGCTCAGTGCTCCGTGGGTCAGCTTGTCCGGCATCCTCTCACCGCAGCGAGGGCACAGCGGCCAGCCCTGCTGCTGGTCATCGACCAGCTTTTCAATAATCTTTTCGTCCGTCATTCTTCATCCTCCAACAGTTTATGAAAATCATAGGCGCGAACAGGTGTCAATCCGTGCAAGGGAATATCGCCATGATGTATATATGCCTTGCATTTGAAAAAACTCTCTGCATGGTCGTAGCTTTCGATCACCTCGCTGCGCCTTAAATCAACTTCGACAACGTAGATAACCGGTGTCCCGCGGAGAATAAGAAACTTGCAAGCATCCAGCGGATTCCGGCAGAGAAAAACATCACCCATGGCACCCGCCTTTATGACGCCATCCTTCCGAATGCTTTCTGCCGCTGTGCTTGTCGTTGCGTGGTAGAATTTCACGGCTGCTGCTCCTCCTTCCGCATATCGAGTGCAGCCTTTCGTGCAAGCGCCCTCTGGTAAACTTCACTCTCCTTGCTAAATTCCGCCTCGGCGACGATGTAATGCGGATAAGCAAGCTTCGTAATTCGGAGTTTGAAGTCATCCTCATCAATATACTCATCGTCGGTCTTGTAGTTCTGGCTGACATCGTACCGATAACGAGTTCCTGCCCACGCTCCAGCATTTCTTCCGACCTGAAGCATATTGATCAACGCTCCCTCAAGAAGCCGTTCGCTAATTTTGATGCCGTTGAGTTTCATTGCTTAAACCTCCTCGATGTAGAACTTCAAATCTTTATTAAAAGCATCGTTCTTATAGCGCACCTCGAAATCCTTCTTCATGGCCTCAGCCTGCTTGCGGGTTTTGGTGCCACCCATGAGGCCACCATTGGAATTGCGAACATAGAACTTTACGCCAATCTGCTGACCATATGTAATCGCTTGATTCGGGTTCATCATTTTCCATCCCTCCTTAGTGCAGCTGTGCGCTGTGCTGGTTGTAGGTGACGGTATACACGCCGCTCTGCTTGGCGATCTGGATGTTGCTCACCACGACACGCTTCAGGCCGAACTTCCGGCGAACGAATTCCTTGACCAGCGGAGAAGCCTTTTCGGGAAGGT